TTATAATTCACCCACTTCGACCAGTGCCTGCGAGCGTTCCTATGGGGCAGAAGCCCGGGCTCTCTCACAATCGAGGCGTGGGGACATACCCCCGGGGGTAGATGGACACGACCCCCACCCCGGGGGTGTGGCGCTTTATTGGGTCCCACGTTCAGATAGATAACCCAAAAATATTCTAACCATAAAATCATCTCATGCTGCACTGCAACATCATAACATATTTATCACACTTGACCCTTCCCGTCCCCACACCTATAGTGAACCCGGGACGTAGCTCAAATCCGTAAGGAGCCGAGACCGGAGGTCTCGAGTAGGAAAGCCGACAGAGAGCAAAAGGCCCGGCATTGAAACCGGTTTCCTAAGAAGCGGGCGTTGCCGACCCGCCGTCCCATTACCCCTCCCCAGCCTCCTGAGGGGGGCCTTGTACCCCCGAAGGAGAACACAAGGTGCCCGACAAATATCTGAAAGAGCGACAGGCGCTCCTAAAGAAAGGCATGCCACTTGCCGCTGCCAAGACCAAGGCCGCAAGAGACTATAATCGGACGCGCGGCTCCGCCCCGCCGATCTTAAGTTCCAAAAAATATTCCCCCGGAAAATCTAACAAGAAAAAATAAGAGAAAGGGGCGTAGCTCAAAGTAGAGCACGGACGGCCATAAACCATAACCCGGATGCAGGTTGTAGCTCGCCTGCCGCCCCCTCCTTACAGCTCCTGAAGGGGGGCTGTTACCCCCTTCAGGAGAAAACAAAATGGATCAGCTTAACAAGCTCAACGAAGCGTTCATCGAGCTCGAGCTCAAATTAATTCGCGAGCTGATCCCTTTTATGGACGCCCACAAACCCACCCCCACCAAAAGGAAGAAGTCATGAGCCAGACTTGGAAGTACGAAAAAGAAAAAATTACTGAGCCCACGATCGGCCGAGTGGTATATTACTACCACCCAACTTTCCTGAAGCCCTGCGCGGCCCTCGTTGCGGATTGCGATGGTCTGATGGTTAACCTCGGTGTACTGAACCACGACGGCACCGGTGCCCCTGCCTGCGGCGTGCAGCACGTATCAGAAGCAGCTCAGGGCCAAGCCTGTTGGGACTGGATGCCCTTTCAAAAGGGGCAGGCTGCGAAGACGGAGGCTCTTCAGGCGGAGCTCGACGCGAAGAACACAGCGGCGAATTCGTTCGGCGGCCAAGGTGCGGCAGGACCAATATCGAGCGCAGTGGACGGCAGCCCTTCGAAGAAGTAGGGTCGCCGCGCACGGGACCACCACTCAACAGGAGAACACTATGTGGGAATTTATTGGCGGAGCAATCGCGGGCGGCGCGATCATGTACTACATCCAGCCGCCGGTGAAGGACTTCGTTACGAAGATGATCGCCGGCGCGCCGTCGCTGTACGCCAAAGCGGAAGCACTCCGGCAGCGTGCCGAGAACCTGATCGACGCCGCGAAAAGCAAGCAGCAGGACAACGCTGCGAAGCTGGACAAGTAGCATGCACAACGAGCCCCTGCCCATCGGGTACGTCGAAGTACAAACCAGTTGGGTGGGGTCTCGCTCTGCCGTTGCTACAGTAGCGATACTGCACGAGCTCCAAGAGAAAACACGGCGGGAGTATCCGCAGCTGATGGAGATATCGGCTAGGCTGGAGAGCACGCTGGATGGGGCGGGAGTACCCCACTACACTTTTTATCTTGGGTACGCGCCCCCCGTGCGGTCAAGCGAGCCGCTCGATCCGCGTAACCTTGGAGGCGCACCCAACTCCGAGCAGATCGGTGACCCCGTGAGGGATTTCTCTGTTGGCATGAAAGAGCAGAAATTTTGAAATCGGATGACGTCAATCAGCTGATGCGCTTGATGGGGGAATTCTCCCAGCACGGCGTGCTGAACGCCGAGACCAAGCGGCACACCGACAACCTTGACTTGTTCGAGGCGATGCTCCGCGAGACCTATGACGACGTCACGGCGGTGATCGCCGGACACCACATCATGTTCACCCGCAAGGGACGTTCGGTGCCGATCGAGATCCCGAGCGCCGACTTTCTGATATTCAACCACACTGTGGCGAAGGCCGTGTGGGGCGACGAGTGGGAAGAAGCCCTCACCCAGTTGGCACTCGATCCAGTACCGAGCCGCGACATCCTGTTGCGCAATATGTATGAAGGGAGATCGAAATGAGCACTGACACATTAGGTGGCGACCTCAAAGCACACTTCGCATTTGGCACTCCGGAGGAGCAGGCAGATCGTCTCGAGCAGTCCCGCCTAGAGCAGGAGGAGATTGCGGGGTATCCGCTTGTGATCAAGCACACACGACAGACGCATTACATCGACGAGAACGGTGTGGACGTCTACGAGGTGTGGGCCACGTTCGCGCCGGCACCGAAGCCTCCTGCACTGTTCGATTGGACGCAAGTATAATGCTCACGCTCAACAGGCTGCTGAACCCGCCGCCTAACCCGTACGTGGAGTACTCGTACGAGACGGTGCAGATGGAAGGGCGCGTGCTGATCTCATGGACAAAAAAGATAAACCTACTGTGGTGGCTTGTTGGGCCCGACGGCTGGGACGTACCGAACGTAAACAATGGGGCCCCATATTTACCGGAAGTGACAAACGTCTGGTTGCGCAGGTTCTACTGGTTTGTCTGTCGCAATCCCCTGATGAACTTCGTCGGCTTCGTGATCGGGGTGGAGGACAGGAACTACTCTGTGACTGGCTCGAAACCTGTTCTGAAAACGACAGGGCGGGACTGCGAGCCACCGCAACTCGGATGGCGATGGGCGATCATTCGGGTGAACCGTGTAATCTACCTCCCATATATGTCGTACTGGGGGACGATCCTTTTCACTACCAGAAAGCTGGAGTTTTACCTCGGTTGGCGGCCAGCTTCCGGTGGCTTTGGAGCAAAGTTCGTGCTACCGAAGGACGCCTAACAGGAGCAACACATGGCTAAGCATCCCGGGTTCAAGGCAGTACAGGCTTCGATCGCGAAGAAGAGCGGCGTGTCGCCCAAGGCGGCCGGCGCGATCCTCGCCAAGAAAACCCGGGAAGCATCGCCGGCGGCGAAGAAGAAAAATCCCCGCCTCAACCGTGTGAAGGGCTGACCATGGCACGCTGGTTCAATATGCCGCCGGCGCATCAGGACCCTGCCGTTGAACGAAACAACGACCTGAGCATTTACAAGGTTCTCCGCGATGCAGTCGCGTTCCTAGCGGCCATTCGCGCGGAAACGCGGCTACTCCGCCGTGAGCTGCAGCAACTTAGAGAAGAGGTGAAAATGTCTTTCGAAGAGCTCTCCGCAAACGTACAGGCCTTGATCGAAGAAGCGACCAAGGATATCACAGCAGCCGTTGCTGCCGCAGTCGCGGCCGGTACCGGTGGCCCGAGCGAAGCTTCGCTCACTGCCCTCAGCGACAAGGTCAAGACCGCGACCCAGACGCTGAAGGATACCTTCGCCACTCTGCCGACGACCCCGCCGGCTGGTACGGTCGTTGTGACCGACCCGGTCACCGGTACGCCGACTACGGTCGACACCGGTTCGCCGAATGCTCCGGGGGACACCGTCGTCATTCCACCGGTCGACCCGAACGCGCCCGTTCAGTAAACTTGTTGTGATAACTTTATCCCTTCCCGTTGACAAGCGGGGAGGGTTTTCTTATGTCAGGGGGCCACCCAAAGAGGAGCCCTGTACATGACTGATACCAAAGAGCACCCCGCCGCGCGCGCCGCGAAGCTTATCAAGCAGTTGCACCTTGACACGATCGCCAAAGCAGACACGGGCTTTGTGTTCGAGCGCGAGGGCAAGGACGTGACGTTCGAAGTGGTCGATGCTTGCCACAAGCAGATCGATATCTGCGACCAAATCATCGCACGCGCGGATAAGATGCCTCCTAGTCTTTCCGGAGAGGCGTTCATGATCCTCAAGGACTTGGAGGACCTTGCTGCGAGCAAGCAGCCGATGAAAGTTGTCCCCGACGAACAGCTTCCGGAGATTGGAAACTATGACCATAAAAAAACTGAGTGACATCGATTTCATGATGATGGATGTGCACAGGCCACTCACCAATGCAGAAATCAAAGAGGTCAATCCGCAAGCGGTCGTGGATAAAAGTGCTGGGGCCGTCGAGGACGAGCATTGTGAAGAGGCGAGCGTGGGTGCATCACACGCGTCAAGGTGCGATCATTGCTTCGGTCCCATGCCCTGTGAACAACACGCCAACGTTGAGCACCTAGCCATCGTTACCAGTCTTGATGTTTCTCCCACTCACATTCTGGCTAAAGCTCATGACGCTGGTCTTACTGAAATTGTGATTGTGGGAATGAAAGAGGACGGCAGTGAGTATTTTGCGTCGAGCATTTCCGACGCAGCTCCCGCCATGTATCACCTACAGCGCGGGATATATAAGCTCCACAAGATCGTGGACGGCGATTACGAGGACGACAACATTGACCCACACCCCGAGAGAGCATAAATTTGCCCGCGAGCAAGTTGTCGAAGTTCAAAGCGACAACGACTACCCGCCCCTTGTGCAGATAGTCGCACTGTGTGAGGGGCGTTGCGCCGAACACCAAGCACCGATGTACGGCTGCGTGCATGGTGGCGACAGTTTTTCGTTCTGCGAAGAGCTGATCAAGCCGTTGAGCAGAGCCCACAAGGAGAAGATGAATTGACACCAGATCAGAAGGTAGACCTAGACAACGCTGCTCGCCTGCAGCAGATGAAGATCAACACACGGCTCACCGCACTGCAGACTTCACTGGAACTTATGAGGACGCAAGGTTACGGCGGCGAAGCAAATCGCGTGGACCATATTACGTTGCTAGCCATGGCCGGCGACATCGAAGCCTACGTTCTTGGCGGGCTCGAGGAAGAGACCAAGCAGGCGATAGAGAACGCGAAGAAGCCCCCACTGCCCAAGATCATTCAAGTACGCCCCTGATGCGCTACATGCGAGCCCTTACTGTGCAGGATGTTGCCGAGCTGGTTGACCTGTATCGGTGGGGCGCTCGCATGAGGGACCTTGAAATGCTCTACGGATGTACTGCGTTTACGTTGAAAAAGGCTTTGAAGATTGTTGGCGTACGCATGAGGCCGCCGCACAGGATGCCCCTTGCTGTGCCTGCCCCGCACAGCAACAAGGACCGTCTCAAGTCCAGCCGGCCGCGCTTACCCGAGGGCGCGTTGATTGTTGACGACCGCCTAACACCCGACCAATTACTTTGTTCATCTGCCCATGCGCAACGAGACAGGCGTATTGCAGCGCGTCGATCGGATGGGAAAAGTTGTTCTTGTCCGGAAGAGGCTTTCTCGTCCCGTTACGGGTTTTTGCGTAACGATACCCCCCGGCGAGACCCCGAATAATAGTCGGGCACATCAAGCGATCAAACAATATCGCGCCCTTGCCGTCGCTCTGCTTGAGGAGCCAAGCTTCCACGGCGCGTAGTCTCGGATCCAGTTCATTGGTTGGTGCGGGTATAGCTTGGAAGCCCATACGTTTGAGCACGTCGAACGTGGTCTCTTCGTACACTGAGCTCTTTGCTACACCGGACGGATCGCCGATAATTATGATCGGAAGCCCCATGTAGCAGGGCTTAAGTAGAGCAGGCCGCAGGTTGCGCTCAAGGTGCCCCTGCAGGCCTATGTCTTCCGCGATGACTTCTTCGAGGATTAACAATCTACCGCGCGCGTCCATCTGAGTAATAACAGAGCAAGGGTCTCTTCCGAAGTCCTGTCCGATGATGAGAGGCGCAAATCGATTGGTGAGGAGACCATCTTCCACATGGAAGACGGATTTGAAGCTCTCACGGAAAACTGCAGTGCCCGAAGGATCATTTCCGAACTGCGCGTGCACATATCTACGGATCCAGTCGGGGTTTGCTGATCGCGCCAGCCTCTCATAGTACACTCTTCCTTGTGCAAGCCGTGTCGGATCATCAGGATCCAGTTTGAGCGTTTCAGCAGTCTGTGTAAGCCATGCAAGGTTCTCGGCATACTCTTCTAGACCACCGGGCTGGATATAGATTTCCCAGTCCTCTTGCTGATCGATGTCCATGAATTTGTGCCAGTCAGAGCCTTCTGATGGCATGTTGGTGTCGGCGATTATTCCGAACCAGCTTGGAGTACCGCGAGCGCCCGACGGATAACGTCCGCATCTACCGGCGATACCAGCGACGAGATTAACATCCATTTCGATCGCCTCAGACATCCAAGCTCCGGTGAGCTGCATAGAGAGAAGTCGTCTTTGATCCTCCGCGTCTTCCAGAGGCAGTAGCAGCCACTCCGACACGACGTCAGCGAATTCAATAATGACGACATTGTCCTGTACCTTGTAACGGGCGACACCGCCCAGCCAGCTCATGATATCCTTGAGCACTGTGTCCTTGAGCTGCTTCAGCGTCTGCCGGACGACTGCGAAGCGCGTGTATCGGAGCCCATCAGGAGCTGGATCCTGCTCGAGTGCTTTGCGGAAGAGTTCGAAGATACATCCGGTGGTTTTGCCCGAGCCAACGGGCCCCGCGATTAACCTACCGAACGACGCAGACTTCATGAAAGCTGCGACGGTAGGCGGGGCGTCATACTGGATAGGGGCTAGCATCGATACTCTCTGCGAAGGAACTTTCGAGTGTGGGGGTCTCGTGTTCGATTACCTTGGGAGGTAACGTCTTGCGGTATTCTAGGCGCTGGTCCGCGCCGAGGTTGATGATCACGTGTACCCGATCGCCGGGCTTGCCAGCTACTGGGATATCCGCCGCCCCGTAGCCTGCCCACTTAGATGCAAGCTCCATGGCCTTGACCTTGCCCATTAGGGGTTCGCCGGGGTCGTTGAGGCGGGCGTAGAGTTCTGGCAAGTACTCCTCGATCATCGATCCGGCCTTGAGCTTGACCCGCTCCGCCGTGTTGCCGGCGCTGTGCCACGCAGTTACTTCGCTCTCGAGAATTTTTCGAAAGTGGGGGAGTGTCGAGATCTGATCGAACTCCATCTGGGTGAGACCATGATTGAACAGGACGTCGGGGAGATCCTTGATGCCCATTGCAATTTCACGGGCAAGCTTTACAAGCTTCATGTCGTCGTACACGCCCGCCGGAACGGTGGGGTAGTCAGCTGGTAGCGTAAAGTCGCCCATTGGGTGGGGCCTCTCAGTTGTAAATCCGTTCAGAATAGCATATAGGCTAAGAATGGTCGACTTACTACCGCAAAACGGTGTGCTCCGCGTCATCCCTCCCGGCGCGCTCGATCGCATCGAAAATAACAAGGCGAAAGAGAAAGCGGACGCCCAAGATCTGGCGAACCGTGGCTCTGAGCTGGCCATGACAAATCTGGCCGGGTACGTTCGCTCGCAGTTCTCTATGATGGTCAACCATCGAAATAGTATTTCGGGATGGAGCGAGCGACTAACTGAAGCGTTGAGAACTTTCAACGGCGCGTATTCTCCGCAGAAACTGGCCGAGATTAAGAAGTTCGGCGGCTCCGAAATCTACGCGCGCATCACTGCAGCCAAGTGCAGGGGCGCGAGCAGCCTTCTTAGGGATGTCTACCTGCAGGCCGACCGGCCGTGGGGTTTGGACGCGGGCCCTGACCCGGCCATTCCCGACAACATCATGAAGTCGATCGAGCAGCTGATCCGTGTCGAGGTCAGCACACTGCAGCAGGCAGGGCAGCCGATAGACCCTGACGCTTTGCGGGATCGGCTGAACACGCTCCTTACGGGCGCGCGGCAGGCCGCGAAAAAGAAAGCGGCGGCTCAGGCCAAAATCGCCGAGGACAAGATCGATGAGTACTTGGTCGAGGGCGGGTTCTACAAGGCGCTGGCCGAATTCCTTGCGGACATACCCATTTTCCCGTTCGCCTGTATAAAGGGTCCAGTAGTCCGGATCGTGCCCACTCTCAACTGGGAGAGCGGTACAGCCATATCGACGCCTAGGCCCCGGCTCTTTTGGGAGCGGGTATCGCCCTTTGACGTGTGGTGGACGCCCGGGGCGGGGGATGTAGACAATGCCTCCATCATCGAACGATCGCGGCTGTCCCGCGCGGAACTCAACGACCTCCTCGATATACCGGGCTACAATATCGAGGAAGTGCGGGCCGTGCTGGACGAGTATGGACGCGGTGGGCTCAGTGACAACTGGGACCAGACCGATAGCGAGCGTGCCGTCAACGAGAGCCGGGAGAACCCAGTCACTAACAATTCAGGCATGATCACGTGCTTAGAGTTCAACGGTAACGTTCAGGGGCGGATGCTCTTGGAGCAGGGCATGGATGCCAAGCTGATCCCCGATGCCTTGCGGGACTACATGGTGCAAACGTGGCTGATTGGGACGCACATCATCAAGGTGCAGCTCAGCCCGAGCCCGCGCAAGCGACACAACTATTTTATCACCAGCTTCGAGAAGATGCCGGGCACCCCTGTTGGTAACGGGCTCACGGACATCATTGCCGACTTGCAAGAGGGGGCGAACAGTACGCTGCGGGCGCTGATGAACAACATGGCGATCGCGTCAGGGCCGCAAGTGATGGTCAACGACACGCGCCTTGCATCGGGCGAGGATGGCGAGGAGTTGTACCCGTGGAAACGTTGGCACTACGAGGACGATCCGGTAGCTGGGCAGAGCCAAGTCCCGATCAGCTTTTTCCAGCCGAACTCAATCGCCCAAGAACTGTTGATGGTCTATGACAAGATCAATGGCATGGCTGACGACGCCTCAGCTATACCCCGCTATCTCCAAGGAAGCTCCGCTGGCGGTGCGGGTCGTACTAGTTCCGGCCTTGCTATGCTCATGGGCAACGCTAGCAAGATCCTCCAGACAGTTGCTGCGAACATCGATCGCGACATATTCGATCCTCTCCTCACAAGTCTCTACGACATCATAATGATGACGGACAATTCGGGGCTTCTAACTGGCGACGAGCAGGTTCGCGTGATGGGCGTGACGGTCGCGATCCAGCGCGAGACGCAGCGCTCCCGCCAGCTCGAGTTTCTCCAGATTACTGCTAACCCGATCGACATGCAGATCATGGGGCCCGAAGGTCGCGCGCAAGTGCTGCGCACGGTCTCGGAAGGCATCGGCATGCCCGGCGCGGATATCGTGCCGAGCGATGACGTTCTCAAAGAGAAGGTCGCGCAAGCGGCTCAAGCCGCCGCGCAACAGGCCCAAGCCGCCGGACAGGCGCAGGGTAACCAAGCTCCCAAGGGCGGCAACGTCACTGGAGACGTGGGGCCCCGCGTCAACATCACCGGCGGGCCGCAATAACAGGAGATACACATGCCGACCCCGGTAAATTTAAGCGTCCAAGGCTATAGCGCGATGGTGACAGCTATAAAAGTGTTGCAGACCTTCAATGGCCAAACTGTGAGTAGCCACATTGACAACCAGATGATCCAAAAAGAGATCATCAAGCTGCAGACTTTCCTGAGCACGCAGACGGCTACTAATCCGCCGTCTAACAAGAAAATTGATCCGGCGAAGATCTGCACCACTATCGACGATCAGTTTTTATCCGCTAAGATCGTCGATCTGCAGAACGGGTCCAACCTCACGTAACGGGGCACAGCCCACAACAGGAGAAGAAAGAATGTCAGGCACTAAGGTCGTAAAATCTGGCAAGATGACGCCGGTCCGTGGTGGCTCCGGCCACATGTTCGGGAAGCAGACTGTCGGTCCGAAGAAGGCCGGCCATACCGGTAAGGCGCAGACCGGCTCCGGCGGCAAGTGGGCCAAGGGCGGCGGCACTGGCCTTGTCGGCAAGCAGCCGAAGGCGGGCAAGGTCGTCGCCGGCCGCGTGTCCGTGAGCGGCGGCAAGTAACATGGCGAACGCGGCAGGTCCATATAATTGGCCGGCAGCTAAACCCGGCTCAGGAGGAGGTCCCGTGCAGAACGCGAAAGCACAGTCGACTGTCAAGCAGGCATATGGCAAGGGTAAGGGTGTTGCTGCCAAGCATCCCGCCAAGAAGGGCGGCATGTCCGGTGACAACCCGAAGGCCCGTAAAGCGCTTGCAGACAAGAAGAAGTAGCACCATGGATACCTCGAAGTCGAAGCTCCAGATCACCAGCGGCAAGCAGTCTAAGGTTAAGCTTGGATCTTCGACTTCGAGCAAGGATGCGTCTCCTCTGACGCCGAAGAAGAACTACAAGAAGAAGGGGTCCGAGGGTGTCGATTTTGGCACGCCCGGGTTCGGGATGACCGGGCTCGAAGGGGAGACCAAGTAAAGATGCCGATCGACCAGCCGCCAGCAATAGTTCAACCAGCGCAGTTGGAAAAACGTGTCACCGTCCATCGTGGACGTGGAGGTTGGTGGTCACATATCGAGGGACATGGTTATCCGTTTGGTGCATGGCGCATGGATCGCGGGCCTTATCCGTTCAAGTGGATGGCCGGGTTAGATTTTCCAATTGAGCGATGGAAGCCAAAGGAAGGCCCGGTTCGATGAATACGCCTATTACGCACCATAAGGGCAAAGGCTCTTCACAAGAAATTCTCCCGTCGCGATCCGCACTGAGCAAGCTCGTGCGGGGGCCGCAGACGACGATTAACGATTATGCCAAGGCCTCTCCGAATGTCGTGCAGAGCGGCCCCAACATAGAAGGTAAGGAGCCGTGAGCATAACGCCTCCGAAACCCAAGGACGAGCTCGCGCTCGCTGCCGCCCACTTGTCGAGGGCCGCACCGAATTCGTGGGCGGATTTTGTAAAAGCCTTCGAGGTGTACATGCGGGTTCGCAAGGACGAGTGTGTACAAGCCCCGGCGGATCGGGTACTTCTCGCGCAGGGAAGGGCACAGCAGTGTGTTGAACTCTCCTCCCTGTTCACGAACGCAGTTGCCACGGCCAATGCGGCCACACAGAAATAGGAGAACATTGCTATGGGCGTAAACGACGTCAACTTCCCCACCAACGTGCGGAGCGACGAAGAAGCTATTCAGTACTTGGGCCTGATGATGGCGGCTTTGAAAACCCAGACTTACACTCAGACCACTAGCGCTACGCCGACTGCTACGGCCGCGCAGATGGTCGGTGGTGTCATCGAGGCCACCACGCAGACCACGTCTACGTTGACCACAGACACTGCTGTTAACATTGTCGCCCGCATGCAGGCGCTCGATGCGAACGCCGGTGTTGGATCGACCGCGCTATTCGCGATCGACAACGGAAACTCCGGCACCATGACCGTTGCCGGCGGCACGGGCGTTACCCTCGTGGGTGCTGGTGCGACCACCATCCTGACGGGCATCATCCGTAAGTATCAGATCAAGATCTTGACCCTGACCACGGTGTCTCTGACCGTCGTCGGCTAAACTTTCCTCCCAGACTACCCCGGGGCAACATCCCCGGGGGACTTTCTAGCCGGCGGCCTAACACCCGCCCGTAACCGTCCGCACCAGAGCGCCTCGTGCCGACAAGGAGACCACAATGCCAGCCGAAATCACCCGCGTCGCTAGCTTGCGCCCCAACACCCGCCCAGTGGACCCCGACGTTAAAATCCCCGCCGCCGTCACCCGCGCTAGAGAGGCAGCAGAGGCCGCCCAGCGCGCTGCGTATCCCGACCAAACGCCCCCGGCCCCGCCCCCACCTCCGAAGGATGACGGCACCATTACGATCGCGGACCCACCGCCCGCGCCCGCTGCTGTTACCCCTCCGGGTAACGAGCCCGCGCCCCCCGCGCCCCCCGCGCCCCCCGCGCCCCCCGCGCCCCCCGCGCCCCCAGAAGATAGCTGGGAGCACAAGTACAAGTCTGCCGAAGGACGTATTAGGCACTTGACCGGGCAGAACACGCAGCTGGTGGAGCGCATGGGCGCGATGGAAGCGATGATGCAGGATCTGCAGCGCGCCCCCCCCCCCCCCCCCCCCCCCCCCCCCCCCCCCCCGCACGACTTGTTACTCCGGAGGAAGAGAACGAGTTCGGCACCGAGATGCTCGATGTCATGGCGCGCCGTGCACGTGAGACGCTGTCGCCGGAGATGGCTGCGCTGAAGGATCAGATCGCTGCTCTGGAGAACAAACTCACGGGCACCGTGCAAACGGTCTCGCGCACGGACCGCCAGAACATGCTCTCGAGCTTGGACACGACCTTGCCCGACTGGAGGCGCATTAACGACCTGCAGGAGTTCAAAGCATGGTTGGCCTTGCCAGATCCATATTTCGGTGTTAATCGTCACTCTGAGTTGCTGAAAGCATTCGCGGCGAACGACACGTCCCGAGTGAAGAACTTCTTCAAAGGCTTCATTTCTGAATTGGCTGTTACGGACCCCGCACCAGATCTCGAACTACCGAATATGCCCGCTGCACAGCCGGCAAAACCGGGACTAGAGAGCTTAGCGGCCCCGGGCAGAGCCAGAACTCCGGCGGCGGTTACGCCCCCTGATGAGAAGCAGATCATCACCACGGCTGACGTGAATGCGTTCTACGATGCCAAGCGTCGAGGAGCGTATGCCGGGCGCGAAGAAGAGTTCAACAGACTTGAACAGGAGCTCTTTAAAGCCCAGCGCGAAGGTCGTGTCCGAGCCGTATAGGCTCTTCACATCTTCTCAAAAAGGGTTCAAACGCCATGGCGTTTCCTGTAGCCTCTGGAGCAACCACTCCTCCGATCTACCCCGCCGGTTCGGCGGGTAACGGCCTCTCTGGTACCGGGTACATCCCCGAAATCTGGAGCGGCAAGCTGATCGAGAAGTTCTACGCGAGCACCGTGCTCGCTGCGATCTCGAACACCGACTACGAAGGCGAGATCAAGTCGCATGGCGACAAGGTGCACATTCGCACCAAGCCGACCATCACCATTCGCGCTTATTTGGCCGACGCTGCTCTCGAGCTTGAGCGCCCGCAGGGCAACCAAGTGATCCTGAATATCGATCAGGGGCAGTACTTCAATACGATCCTTGACGACGTCATGAAGGTTCAGAGCGATATCAACCTGATGTCGATGTGGTCCGACGACGCCGCCGAGCAGATGAAGATCGTTATCGATCGGGCGGTGCTGCTCGCGATCAAGGATCAGGCCACTGCTGTGACCAATCGGGGTCTTACCGCCGGCGCGATTACTGCGGCGATCAACCTTGGCGTAACGGGCACGCCGCTGGTTACTGTGACCAACTCGCCTATCGTCGGTGAAGTCGACGTTCTGGATGTTATGATGCGTCTGGGTCAGACCCTCGACGAGCAGAATATTCCGGAGACCAATCGATGGATCGTGATGCCGACGTGGCTGGCCACGATGGTGAAGCGTTCCGAGCTGCGGCAGGCTTATCTGTCGGGTGACAGCGTGTCGATGATGCGCAATGGCCGCATTGGCATGGTGGATCGGTTCACGCTCTATACGAGCAACCTTCTGCCGTTCGGTGTTGCTGCTGGTTTGGCTGCAACGGAGTTCATCGTCTACGCCGGCCATAGCCACGCACTGACTTTTGCGTCCCAGATGACGCAGATGGAAACGCTCCGCTCTGAGCTGACCTTCGGTCAGGTCATGCGCGGCCTTCAGGTCTACGGCTACAAGGTGCTCGACGGCACTGCGCTCGCGCAGGCGATCGTCACCAAGGGTATCCATTAACGTGTTGGGGCCGGGTAACACCGGCCCCTTCTCCCTCTGACCCTTGGAGACCGAGATGAATATCAACATTCAGAATGTTAACGCTCAAACTTACGATAGTTTTAAGGCGCTGGTGGCTCAATATGCTCCCAACGCAGACGTACTGTATTTTGGCACTTCGACTGTACTGGCGCTCTATGCCGTCTCAAAAGGAGAACCGGGCTGCAAGGGTGACTTTCCCTTCGCTGTGTTTACAACGGGAAATTTATCAACTCTAGGCATAACCTCGACTGCGGTGTTGACAGACTTCCCCAGCGCCATAGAGACCAAGACCATACTTCTTATCGGCGGGTAAGGGGGCAAAATGGCCCTCGAGACCGTTGCCAAATACATCACGGCGGCGCGCGTGTTGCTCCAAGACACGAAGAACACGCCTTATCGTTATCCCGACGCGGACCTACTGGCTGCGCTGTCTGAGGCTTTTCCGGAAGCCAAGAAGCTGCGGCCGGACTTGTTTATTGTGACCCCCCTTCAAGATTTCGCCGTGAACGACGCGACAGTGGTCACGTTCGACCCGATGTATCGCACGGCGTTGGTCTACTACATGGTCGGGCGCGCGCAGCTGCGCGACGACGAGGAAACTCAGGATCAACGCGCGGCGGCGTTCCTGAGCATGTTCACTGCCAAACTCACAACGGTGTCGTAATGGCCGCAGTAGACATCACCCGGTTTATGAACAGCGCCCGCTCCAGACTTACTGGTGCGACGGATGACGCCCTACAGCTAGAGCTGTTCAACGTGATGGATGACTTCTTCAAGGGCTCAAACGTCTGGTGCGAGGATCTTGACATACCTATCCCCGGGCAGGACCCCGCCGGAACGATCTACCAGCTCACGCCGACCGGACCATCGTTGATCGATAAGCTGGCGTGGGTGTTTGAGGTACCACCAAGCTCCGCAATTGGCCGTGGAGCGCAGATCGGCGCGGCCATGCAAGTGCCCGGGGAGCTCACTTTAACCCTACAGCCGAGCAGCGCTAAGACCTACAGGGTCACTGTGGTCCTCACTGTGCAGGACCCGGTGGCGCGATCGGGCTATGTGACATTCCCCGCGTGGGTGCTGGCCAAGTACCGCCAGACGCTTCTCGATGGACTGCTTGGGAAGATGTACTCCCAGCCGAGCAAGCCCTATACGAACACGCAGCTTAGCGTATTCCACATGCGCAAGTTCAAGATCGGGACTTCAAGTGCGCGCGTGGAGTGGACACGAAATAATACGTATCGACAACAGGCGTGGCGCTTCCCGGGCTTCGCCGGCGGCTCTCAGCGCGGTAGCAGCGGCTGGGGCGGCCCGGTCTAAGGAGCTGAAATGTCCAAGAGCGACGCATTCGAAAATGACATCCTCAAGCTGATTTTCAACGCTACGGCGATCGCGAATATCGCGGACAACGCGGCGTCTTCGCCGTTGGCGAATTTATTTTGGGCGCTGCATACCGCAGACCCCGGCGACGCAGGTAACCAGTCGACCAGCGAGGCCTCGTACGCGGGCTACGGACGGGCTACAGTGGCGCGCACTGTAGGTGGCATGACGGCGTCTACCGTGGGCTCTACGTCTCCGGTGGCCAATGTGGACTTCGCTATAGCGACCGGCCCTACGCTACCTACTGTGGTGACGATCACACACGCCTCGATCGGCGTCGCCATATCGGGCGCGACGAAGATCCTCTACAGTGGGACCGTTACGCCCAACATAAATGTCAGCAACGGCGTGACGTGTCGCCTAACGACGGCGTCCACCGTAACGGAGGACTGATGGTGGACAAGCCAGATATCACACAGGAAGAAGCCCGCGCCGCGCAGCCGCGCATCGTTGAAGCTGTTTTCGCGTCGGCTAACGTAGGTGGTATGGCGCGCGGTCAGAAGTCGCCGCTAGCGAAGCTCATTGAGAAGGCAATGTCCGAAGCTGTGGAGTACGCTTACTCCCACGGCATCACGGATCCCGAACAAGTGCGCGACCTAATGCAGACAGCGCGCCACACGATTAAAGAAAGGTACGCGAAGGCGGTTGCGGAAGCGGCCAGTAACCTCGCGGGGTAACAATGGGTCTCAGCCAGCTTCTCAATTCGGTGGAGCTTTTTTCGAGCACGAACGCTGGCACAGGCACCATAACGCTTGGCGGGCTCGTGAACACGAACGCGCTAACCATGGCGGAAGCTGGCGCGGTGAACGGGCAGGGATACGTATTCCGGCTCGACGCGGCCAACGGTGACTTCGAGATTGTTCGCTGCACGTATGCTTCAGCTGGGCCGACTATTACCCGCGACACGGTCCTCGTATCTAAGATCGGCGGCGTCGCGGGTACATCCAAGATCACAGTGACCACGGCTACCGCCTGCCGCGTTGTGCTTACGGGTGAAGATGCTATTACACGTCAAGCGGCCATGTCTCGTGGCTGGCTCGTAGGAGGCTAAATGTCAGACCTCAATAGCTTCTTGACATCGGGCGGCTCGAACACGTTTCTAGCGCTCACTGCCGTTAGCACCACGCCTGCTGCGGGTAAGAAGCACGTCATTGGGTCGTGGATTATCGCGAACGTATCGTCAGGCGCAGTGTCGATCGACGCCACCATTCAGCGCAGTGCGGTGGATTACTACAGCGTGAAGGGGTTCAACTTGCTTGCGGGGGATAGCTTGTTCTTGCACGGTCTCCTCGGGAAGGTAGTGCTTCTAGCCGGCGACGTGCTCCGCGTGAAGTCCAGCGTGACGAATTCCGTCGATGTCACCGTGTCTATCGCTGAGGAGCCGTAATGGTAGGCACACTCGGCCCCGGTATTGGAGTTGGTAAAGCTGCTCGCTTCATGTATGTCGCAACAGCAGGACAAGTCACGTTCTCCGGCGCGGATAGCAGCGCGCAGGCTTTAACACTTCAGTACACACCCGGGTTCATTGAGGTGGTGCTTAATGGTGTGTGGCTTCCTCCGACGGATTACACAGCGACCAACGGCTCCAGCGTTGTACTTCCGAATGCATGCGTGGCTGGAGACGTGGTATATGCTTACGTGCTCTCGGCGGTAGCGCTTATAGCTAACCGCCCCACGATCCAGCTTCTAACCAGCGGTACCGCTGCGACGTACACGACGCCTGTTGGCTGTACGTGGATAGAAGTGTTCATGGTCGCCGCTGGCGGTGGTGGCGCTGGCATCGGGACAGCCACCAATGGATCTGTCGTTGCTGGCGCTGATGGTTCGAAGACCATCTTCAACAGCATCGAGACCAATCCCGGGAAGGGTGGCGGCGTCAATGGAACCACGGCGGTCACATCTTACATTGGTGGGTTAGGTGGCCGGGCCGGTACAGGAACAGCAAATCGTCGTTTCCCGGGCCAACAAGGTGGCAGCACGCAGAGTGCGAATGCGACCTCTGGAACGCCTTCGGGACAGGGCGGGGGCACGATATACGGAGGCTTCGGTGCTGGGGGCAGCGTATCGGCGACCAGTGTCGCTGGCATAAGTGCTGACGCCAATACGGGCGGTGGCGGTGGCGGAGCTTCGGGCACAGGCACTAATTTTGTTAATGGACCGGGCGGTGGCGGCGGTGAAAGTGCTTACTTGCTGATCTTGTCGCCCGCTGCAACTTACACCTATACGATTGGACCCGGAGGCGCGGGCGGTGTGGGCACTACCGTTACAGGCGGTGCCGGCGGTTCGGGCCACGCCATGGTCGTAGAGCATTACGGTACATAGCAATGGCAGCATCAAAAGTCATATCCAATGCTCTCTCGTTTATCCCTCAGGGCTATCTGTTTGGATTGACTATGAGCACTGCCGGTGCGTCGACGACAATGTCGATTGCGGCGGGCATTGCGGCGGATAGCACTGGCGTGCGACTGATGAAGCTTGCATCGGCCATTTCGAAAACTACCGCAGCATGGGCTGCGGGTACAGCAGCTGGCGGCCTCGATACAGGTACAATTGCGAACTCGACGTGGTACCATTTTTTTGAAATACTTAATGTCGCGACCGGTGCAGTCGATGTGGTGTTTAGTGCAACAGCTACGCCAGCGTCCGGGCCCACCACCATGCCTTCAGGATATACCCTGTTTCGACGCATAGGGTCTGGCAAGACCAACGGTTCGGCCCAGTGGATTTTGTTCAGCCAGCTCGGTGACGAGTTCCTTTGGTCGGCGAGTGTTACTGATGTTCACTCGACTACTCAAAGCACGACGGCGGTTCTCCACACGCTCTCCGTACCAACGGGTGTTAAGGTCATCGCGTGTTTCTCTGCTCAGTACGATAAGGTCGCCACTCCACCAAGTACGGCGATATACTTTTCTTCTCCCGATCAAAGTGATGAGGCCGTTGGCGTTCAACTCGGGGTCACCAGTATTACAATGTTTATGCAGGGAGGCACGGAAGGCGTCACCGGTGGCGAGTTTAGAAAACGAACCAACACCAGTGCACAAATCAGAGCCAGAGCGAGCATTGCGATAGGGTCAATGGACCTTGCCACCACAGGCTGGATCGATGATCGCGGAAGGAACGCATAGTGGGCGCAACTCTTTACGATAGACCGACTGGACCTCTTAACGAAGCAGACATCGCTGGAGCAGGTGACACGCGGTATCAAAGACTTTCTGCACCGGACCCCGGAATACTATGGGGCTGTATAATGAGTACAGCGGGTGCATCGACTACCCTGACTGTATCGGCTGGTTACGCTGTCGATAGTACGAACGTGTTACGCATGCGCCTTGCATCGGCGATGGCGAAGACCACTAGCGCGTGGGCGGCAGGCACTGCAGCGGGAGGCCTAGACACAGGCGCGATCGCGAACAGTACGTGGTACCACTGGTTTGTTATCTATAACCCAACTACACTTGCTGTGGATGTAGTGTTTTCAGCTACAGCTACGCCAGCCGCTGGCCCTACGACCATGCCTTCGGGATACACCCTGTTCAGGCGTATCGGTTCTATGAAGACCAACGGATCGGCGCAGTGGACCTCGTTCGTACAGTGGAACGATGAGTTTACATGGGTAACCCCTGTTCAGGAGATCAACGTAAACTCGTCGTCCACAGCTATCACCACCCGTACACTGCCAAACTTGCCCCCGAACATCACAGTGCTCGGGGCATTGAGCGCCTACATGCAAGATAGCACTACTGGCCCAAATGCGTCATGCTTTATCATGTCTATGGACGCGACAAGCATATCTGACCCCAACTTCGGCGTTGTTATAACAACGACGGCCCTAACAATTGTTGGCGGTGGTTCTTTTCGACTTAAGATGATCAACCAGCAGTGTAAGACCGCTAACCAATCAGCAGGAGCCAACGTGCTGTTGCGCATCACCACAATGGGTTGGGTAGATGACAGAGGGAAGCTTTCGTAATGGGACACACTCGCCGCAAAGTACGGCTGCTCTTAAACTAGACGCGAGGCTATAGGTGCTCATAGGTCAAGGACCCGTCGGAAAGTTTGCGATTACGGAGCGAGCAGGTGGCATCATAGCCACCGCTGTCTTCGCCGCAGCTGGTCTCGGTGCGTTCACTCCTGCGCCAAGGGTCATAGCGGCGTCGACTTACGCATCGTCCGGCGTCGGTGTGTTTACTCCCCAGCCTCGAGTGATCGCTGCGTCAGTTTACGCGTCGGCCGGCGTCGGCGCGATGACGCCTGTGCTACACTCGTTCAACGGATCAGTGTTCACGAGCGCGGGCATTGGCGCGTTCAATACAGGCAATACCCGGATCGACAACCGGGTAGTGTCGTTTTCCGGCGTCGGTGGGTTCAGCGCATTCTCCTATGCCTTTTTCTTGGACGCGGAACGCGCTTGCCTCCATCAAGAACTTAGAGCGACGTCGATCACTTTCGAAAATCGTATAGCGCGGGTGTTGTTTGACCCGGCCCGACACCCCGATGCGGAAGTCGCGGACGTCCCGGCGGAAAATAAGGTAGCTATCGTCTTATTCGAAGACCGTGTATACCGGGTACCGGGCGAACCGCGTGGAGCTGGAAACCAACCACGCAAGAGGATCTGCTAATGGCTCTCGCCAAATATGTGAAGGCCGTCACTGATCGGAAGCGGTACCAGATCGACTATACGGACTGGCTGGACACCGGCGAGGGCGTTCTCAGTGTTGCGTTCGCGATCCTCAACAATACACCAGCGAACCTGTTGGTGATCGACGGGATCCAAGTTCTCCCCACCGCGCTCGGCGTGCAGTACTACGTGTCAGGCGGCGTCGACGGGGTCACCTACCAGATAACTGCCAACCTCACCACGACGACGGGCCCCCAGATCAAACTGGACGAAGTCCTCGTTACTGTTAGGGAACCGTCGTAATGGCCATTTCAATCAAGCACGCGTTTACCTCGGCCAAGGGCGACGGCGGCGACGCAACGCTGGTACGGCCTTCCAACTGGAATGCATCGCACGCCACCTTGATGGCTACAGGGCAGTTGTTAGGCAGGCTTACTGCCGGTACGGGTGTGTTTGAGGAAATACCGGTATCGGCGTTTATTGCCTCGATCCTGAACACGACGGATTTAGCCACGCTTACAGCGCTGGTTGGTGGCGCTGAGACCGGCGACGTCAAGTACACGTTCAAGACGAGTGCTTCTTCGGGCTGGTTGCTAGTCGCCGCTGCGGGTTCGATCGGCGATGCAACTTCAGGAGCCACACTTCGTGCTAACGCGGACACGCTGGCGCTGTACACAGTCATATATAACGCGTGCTCTGACACGCTTGCACCTGTCTCTAGTGGTCGCGGTGCAAGCGCTGCTGCTGACTTTGCCGCGCACAAAGCGATGACGATCCCGCAGCTGGTAGGAAGATCGCCGATGGCTGCTGGTGCCGCAGCTGGTGTGACCACGCTTAAATCGCTCGGTACGCTCTACGGTGAAGAGAACCACGCGCTCACTTCGGGAGAGAACGGTACGCATACGCATTCGAATTCGCTTAATGATCCCACGCATGCTCACTCCAGCTCCAATTTCTTTACTCAATCTGGACCGGGTGTTGGTGGCGGCGGTAGCTTTGGCACTAATTTAACCGCGAGCACTAACGGCGCTGCGACAGGCATGTCGATCACTAACGCTTCATCTGGAAGCGGTACCGCCCACAACACGCTCCACCCTGTAGTGGGGCTCAACGCAATGGTGAAACTGTAATGCGGTCATCCAAGGCAGCAGTAGACCTCATCGTAACTCAGGAAGTATCGAGCAAAGAGCTCTACGTTAAGCGATACCAGCGCCCCACATGGCCGAAGAATGTCTCAGGGGTCACCATCGGTATAGGCTACGATCTCGGCTACTCCACTGCAGACACCGTGCTAAACGACTGGAAGGACTTTCTCGATCCGGGGACGATCAGAGTGTTGCAGCGTTGCGTGGGCGTGACGGGCGTGAGTGCGCGGGATCTCTGCGCGGAAGTGAAGCAACAAGTGATTGTGCCATGGGACGCTGCGATTGCAGTGTTCATGACCCACGACATGCCGAAGTGGGAAGCGACTGTTGTCAAGGCGGTCCCGGGATCCGAGAAGCTCCCCGCAGGATGTTTCGGTGTACTCACAAGCCTCGCGTACAACCGGGGTGCAAGTTTTTCGAAAGCAGGCGAGCGCTACAAAGAGATGCGCGACATTAGGATGCATGTCGCATCTGGTCAGTGGGACGCAGTGCCGGACGACATTCGCGCTATGAAGCGCCTCTGGGCGGGACAGAAAGGCGTGGAAGGGCTCCTCGCGCGACGTGATGCAGAGGCTGATTTATGGGAGGCAAGTCTTGCTTCGCATCACCCTCTACCGGAAGACGGTAACGACGATCTCCCGGGGCATGTCGATACAGGAGATGATCGCGACGATGTTACCCCAGTAGGTAACGGATCTCCTCCAGAGGAACAGCTCAACGTGCAAGCGTCGCGCGCCACATATTCGCTTGAGGTGGAGCTTATTCAGCGCACGCTCATCGACATGAAGTATTTCGAGGTTGGTGAACCTGACGGGCTGGTTGGGGGGAAATTCGTAGCCGGTGTCGCCGCGTTCATGACTGATCGGGGCAAGGACCCCAACAAGGGAAAGATCACTCCAGAGCTGCGTGCGGAGTTGGACGTTGCCAAGAAAGAGAAGCTTGCCAGCGGCCAGCCATGGTCACGGCCTATAGCGCCGGCGCGCGCCAATGCTACCACTGCAGACCTTGCACCCAAGGTTGCATCGGTGAACTTCATCTGGTACCAGAAGATTGGAGCGTGGTTACTCGGAGTACCCTCGTTCTTCGCTGCAGGCTTCAAAGCTGTATTTGGCGATCAGCCCACCCCACAAGGTTATGTGCAGGCAGTGAAAGACTTCTTCGGCACTCTACCCACAGAGTTCTACTGGCTTGGCGTTGCCGGGCTAGCGCTTTGGATTTTCGTGTCGGCGAAGAAGGCACAGGACGCCACTGTGAAAGACTACCAAAGTGGAAAGATTAACTAATGTGGTTTTTTGCCCTCCCCGGATTAATCCGTGGAGCTGTTTCGATCGTTCCTACATTCGTGTGGAAGGCTCTGGCGATAGTCATTATCGCCTTGAGTATTTTCTTTTACGGACAGATCAAAGGTAAGCAGTCCGAGCACGCAAAATGCGAAGCAGCAGCCGCTCAAGCACAGACGGCGGCCAACGACCAAGACCTTCAAGCCGAGAAAGAAACCCACGCGAACGACTTGGAGATACTCAACAACCTCAAAATGCAGAAACAGGTGGATGATGTTAATCTCGAAAAGTTCAAGGCTCAATTGGCGAAGCGCCCTGCCGGTTCGAAGTGCATTTACGATAAGAGCAACGGCGATCCTGATGCTGAGCCTGATGCTGGGAGCCTGCGCGACAATGGGGGACGGCCAGCCAAGACGGGAGCCGGTAACAAGAAATCTCCCCGACCCCCCGTCCTACCTGCAGCCCGCCCAAGTTCCGCCAGCCCCCGTGGGAGCTGATCCCTTCGTTGTTTCGGAACAACGAAAGCAGGTGATTGTTAGACAGAACAAGGTTATCGTTGGTGCACGCTCTGCGTGGGTTTCTATGAAATCCACGTACCAGAAGAGCTTCTTGAAGAAAAACGTCTTCGGACGTTGATCTAGCGCAACAAGGAGAACCTTAGAATGACCGACGGTTTGCCGTCCGAGGAAGAGCTGTTTCAGCTCGCCATGGGAGACACCGCCGATCCAGATGTTCGGTATAAGATGCTCGCCTATCGCGTAGCGGTATTGACGCGAGAAAAAGAAGGCATCGAAAAACGGATGGCAAAGCTCGAGAAGGCTTACACTATGGGGACTGGCATTTTTTGGGCTTTGCCTGTATTAGGGCTCGTCGTCGGATACTTCACTTCCAATTGGGGATGGCTCACTAAGCCTTGGCTTAGAGGAGGCTAACCATGTTACTTTCGGATATCCACATCATGTCCGATATTCGCGAGCTGTGGAGTTTCAGGAGTTTCCGCCTGCGCATTTTCATGGCTATCGCTCCAACGTTGTTCGCTGTCATCGTAGGATATTTCGCGATGGACCGGACACGGCCCTACGTGTTTCACGAAGATGGAAGCGCGATCATCCCACCGTCGGGCCACGGCGGAGACCAGATCACTGTGGTATGGCGGGTTACGCAATTCAGGACTTGCCCGGGCACGGTAGAGCGGCAACTCATTGATCCAGACACCAGCGCGGTGGTCGCTAACTACGACCCGTCGCCGGCAGCGATCAATGGCGTCGATGTTGGTGGAGGGTACTTGCGCAAGACCTTCGCCTTGCCGAGAGTGATCCAGAAGGGCTGGATCGAGTACCAAGCCAAGCTCAACTACCAGTGCAATTGGCTGCAGGCGTGGTTTCCAAATGCGTTTGGTATCAAGTACACTACGCCTAAGCTTCTATTCAAAGTTGAGGAGGACTAGCTATGCCGATCGGACTTATCTTCTGGGCCATGATGCTCTTCTGGTTGCTATTTGGGATATTCAATTGGCGTAATCCAGAATGGCAGTACGGAACGCTTGGCCACAGCCTGTTCATTTTCCTGCTTTTATTTTGGCTGGGCTGGGCTAATTTCGGCTTCATCATTCAGGGAGGGCGGGGTAGCCCTTTTCACTAGACACCCCGTCGGGGTGCCATTACGTCGGCGGCGTAACGGATTGTCCGCCCATTGTGGATGATCCGCCACCGAAGTCGACCTGCAAAGGGTGCTGATGAAGAGCCCGTTCAAGATCTCCCGGCCCGGCATGAAGATGGACACGCTCCATGCCGCGTTGAAAGA